ATACCAAACACGCAATGTTTCAGTAGTACAACCGATTTTAGGAGCAATAGCTGTGATTGCTGCCCAAGTAGAAGGATAATCTTTTTCAGATTCAATTAGTAATTGAACCGCTCTTTCTCTAATTTCGGGGGTATAGTTTGGTTTTGTCATCGGGATAGTCTCTCAGAATATTGACTCTCCGACAAACCCGGTACGGTTCAAAATCTTGAGGCACAGAGATGTTAAAAACAATTAAGTTATATGGCGTTTTGGGTAAAAAATTTGGACGTGAATATAAGCTAGATGTTGCCAATACTCGTGAAGCTATGCGGGCTTTATCAGTTCAAATTGCAGGTTTTGAGCAATATATGTTGCATGCACATGAGCAGAGCCTACGCTTTGCCGTGTTTCTAAAAGGAAAGAACTCGAGTAATAAGCGAGGCAAGAAACGCCCAGCAATTTACGATCATGAAACTAAGCGCCTAATCACTGGTGACAATATCGGTGAAGAACAGCTTGATATGAATACTGAAGCTGAGGTTATTCATATTGTTCCACGTGTAGTTGGTGCAGGCGGTAATGGAATATTACAGACTGTATTGGGTGCTGTGATGGTCGTCGTGGGAGTTTTAGTAACTGTAGGCACATTGGGCGGTGGAGCACCATTAGGTGCTGCATTGATTGGGTCGGGTATTGGAATGATGCTTGGTGGTGTGGCTATGATGCTTATGCCGAAGGTTGACACAACTCAAGATCAAAACCAAGATGGCAACCGTGCCAACAAAGGCTTTGGTGGTGCAGTAACTACAGTCGCTCAAGGCAATCCGGTACCTATTTTATATGGCCAACGAGAAATTGGTGGCTTTATTATCAGTGCTGGTCAATATCCTGAAGATCAGATGTAAATTTTAATTATTTAACAGGCGCTTTCTAGCGCCTTTTTTATTGCGTGAGATTTCTTATGAATGCAGTAGTAGGCGCAAAAAAAGGCAGCAATAAACAACGACAACCTGTCATTTCACCAGATTCTGCACAATCTAAAACCTTTATCAAGGTTCTATATGGCTTGGCTGAAGGTGAGATTGAAGGATTAGCTAATGGGCTTCAGTCAATTTATTTAGAAGAAACTCCTCTTCAGAACGCAGACGGAAGTTTTAACTTTGAAAATGTAAAAGTTGATTTGAGAAATGGTACTAATGATCAGGAATACATTGAAGGTTTTCCTGCAGTAGAAAATGAAATTGCTATCGATGTGGAGCTGAAGTCTGAAACACCGTGGGTCCGCGCTTTTAGTAATCTTGATCTTGACGCAGTTCGTCTGCGCTTAAAATGGGGGCCTTTACGTACTCAGAACGCTACAAATGGTGACGTATCTGGCGTAACAATCGAATACGCAATTGATTTACAGATTGATGGTGGTGTCTGGACTGAAGTACTAAAAACCAAAATTTCAGATAAAACATCTGCAAATTATGAACGTGCTCATCGGATTGATTTGCCTCGTGCAGACTCTGGCTGGCTTGTTCGTGTTCGTAGACTTACACCCAATACAACTTCTGAATATATCAGCGACAAGATGTATATTGCAGCTGTAACAGAAGTGATCGATGCGAAATTACGCTATCCAAATACAGCATTATTGGGTCTTCAGTATGATGCTGAGACCTTTGGAAATGTTGCTAAAGTTGCAATAGACGCTAAGGGTGAAATTCTTAAAGTACCAACAAATTACAATCCGGTTACACGTCAGTATGTTGGAATGTGGGATGGCACGTTTAAAGAGGCTTATTCCAATAACCCGGCTTGGATCTATTACGACATCTGTACAGTTGATCGCTATGCGCTGGGAGATCGTTTAACTCCGTTGATGATTGATAAGTGGTCCTTATATCGTTTAGCCCAATACTGTGATCAGATGGTACCAGATGGGTTAGGCGGTCAGGAACCACGCTTTACTTGTAATGTTTATCTTCAGAGCGCAGAAGGTGCCTTTGAGATTTTAACTAAGTTAGCTGGTGTATTTCGTGCCATCACATTTTGGGATGGCAATAGCATTATTTGTGATGCGGATATTCCCCAAGATACTTACTTTACTTATACCTGTGCCAATGTCATTGATGGCAATTTTGAATACTCAGGAACCCGCGCGCGTGATCGCCATAATGTTGTAAAAATTGCGTGGGATAACCCAGCTAATCACTACAAAACCGAATATGAGTTTGTTCGTGATGAGAAAGCAATTGCTGAAGCGGGCCAAGTTCGTATTTTGGAAATTGATGCTTGGGGATGCACTTCGCGCGGACAAGCGCAGAGAGCAGGTCACTGGGCTTTAAAGTCAGAGCAACTTGAAACACGTACAGTGTCTTTCAAAGTTGGTCTAGATGGACACATTCCTTTGCCAGGGAAAGTAATTGAAGTTGCTGATCCTCTATTTGCAGGTCGTGCAAATGGTGGTCGTGTATCTGCTATTTCGGCAGATCGTAAAAGTATTACTTTGGACCGAGATAATGTGGTTGCAAAAGCTGGCGACCGACTCGTAATTAATGGAGAAAATGGCAAAGCCCAAACACGTATTGTTCAGTCAATAGCAGGTAGAGTTATTACAGTAACCACGGCTTTTGATGTGAATTCGATTGCTGTGCAAAACATTTGGGTTTTAGATGCTCAAGACTTGGCAACAATGAAGTTTCGGGTCATCTCTATTACTCAAGATGATAAACATCAATTTAGCATTACTGCTCTTCAATACAATCCTTCAAAGTTTGATGCAATCGACACTGGAGCACATTTTGAAGAAGTGCCAATTTCAATTATTAACCCTACTGTTCAAGATGCCGTTACCAATGTCACTATCACAAGTGAAAGTCGGGTTGAGCAAGGTATTAATGTCACTACGATGGTTGTGTCATGGACACAAGCCCGTGGAGCAGTTAAGTATCTGGTTGAGTGGCGTAAAGATGACGGTAGCTGGATTAAATTACCACTGACAGGCAATAACTCGGTAGAGGTACCCGGTATTTATGCGGGTCAATATCAGGTGCGTGTAACAGCAATTTCAGCATTTGAAATTTCTTCTTTACCGGCATACTCAGTTTTGACTGCATTGACTGGTAAGCAGGGGTTACCACCAAAATTAGCTTTTATCCGAGCGATTGGCACAATGTTCGGAATGAAAGTGGAATGGGGATTTCCTGCAACTGGCGCATTAGATACTGCATATACGGAAATTGAATATTCTACGACTTCCAATGGTGCCAATATTCAGCCTCTGGGTTCTTATGCTTATCCAACGACTTCACTACAGCAGCAGGGTTTGGCTGCTAATGTGACACTCTGGTATCGGGGGCGGTTGGTTGACCGGATCGGTAATAAAGGGGATTGGTCTAGTTGGGTTAGTGGCACTTCAACTGCACAGGCGAATGATATTCTTGATGCGCTTGATGGCTTAATTTCTGCAACGCAGTTAGATCAGGACTTAAGAGATACGATCAATAAGATTGATACGATTGAAGGTCTTGATGGAGATATCGGAAATTTAATTGACAAAGTTACTGCTCTTGAGGGTGAAATTGATTCTGCGAATGCAGCAATCGATGCTGAAACCCAGCAAAGAGTAAGTGATGTTTCTGGATTAAACGATAGCCTTACACAAGAAATTAGTGATCGAATTGCAGCAAATGCAGCTGAAGCACAAGCCCGTGCAGATGCAATTGCACAAGAATCTTTGGTACGGCAGGGTGAAGTTAAGCATGTTTCTGATGCCGTTGCGAAAGAAACCAATGACCGCATTGCTGCAGTTAAAGGTGTCAGTGATGGTTTAACTCAAGAGATTCAGGCTAGAACTGATGGTGACCAGCAGATTCTTAATGCTGTCACTACCTATAAAGAAAGCACCGACACATCAATTGCAGCTGTTCAAGAATCGGTTGATATTGTTGCAGATGACTTACATGCTACAGCAACAAAACTTGATGGAGTTTATGCTCAAGTAACCCCACTTACAGCTGATCAGAACAACTGGACAGCTGATAGTGGTAGCAACCAAGCAGGGGCGTGGACAATTCAGTCAGCATTTGCTGAAGGTGATTTAGCCCTTAGTAAGCGCATTGATGTCGTTAATGCTCAGGTAGGAAATAACCAAGCAGCTATTCAGCAAGAAGCCTTAGCAAGAGTCAATGGTGATAGCGCACTAAGCCAAAGAATTGATACTTTAAGTTCAGATTTTGGCAATAACAATGCTTCTGTTCAGCAAAAACTTATTGCTCTGGCTGATGCCGATGAAGCACAGGTTCAGGCACTGAACAGTTATATTGCTTCTAATGACTCGGCACTGGCTTCGGTTATAGACGATGTAACAGCAGTTGTTGATGATACTAGTGCAAATACACAGGCAATTGATGGGTTAAGAGCTAGTGTAAAGGTTGCCACGGATGATGCTGGCAAAGCACTTGAAAATAGTGCTACTGCCATAAGCAAGGCTGATACAGCGGTGTCTCAGGCAGGTTCAGCTTCATCAATGGCACAGGAAGCAACAGCAACTGCGCAATCGGCAAGTTCAAAAGCAGATGGTGCTATTAATACAGCCAATACCGCTAGTAGTGATGCTGCAACTGCAAAAACCAATGCTGCAACTGCTTTAAGTAAAGCTCAAGCTGCTGCTGATGCTTCTAGTGCCAATGCATCATCTATTGATGAAATCAATGTTGCTTTAGAGGATAAAGCATCAACTGGTGCACTTGAAGAAGTTAAAGCGAGTGTTGAGGATATTGATGGCGTTGTTAAAGCTCAAACGCAGAAGCTTGATGGTGTTTATGCAAAAGTTACGCCATTAACTGCTGACCAAAACAACTGGACAGCTGATAGTGGTAGCAACCAAGCAGGGGCGTGGACAATTCAGTCTGCTTATGCTGATGGCGATTTAGCTTTAAGTAAGCGCATTGATACTGTTTCAGCTTCAGTTGGTGAAAACACTGCACTAATTCAACAGGAAGCTACAGCAAGAGCGAGTGGTGATGCTGCTACGGTACAAGCTTTAAATGTTTATAAAGCGAGTAACGATGCAGCTTTATCAGCAGTGAGTCAACGAGTTGATATTAATACCGCAGACAATGAGGCAACTGCTTTAAAGGTTGATGCGATTGATGTCAGGGTTAAAACAACAGAGGAGAAAACAGGGCAGGCTCTAGAAAATAGTGCCACAGCGGTAAGTAAATCTGAAGCAGCAGTTTCGGAAGCTGGGTCTGCTGTTACTGTAGCAAATCAGGCAAAAGCAACAGCTGGCACTGCAAGTAGTGATGCTGCAACAGCTAAGGCAAATGCAGCCACAGCACTATCACAAGCCAATGCAGCAGCAGATGCATCTAGTGCTGCAATTGAGCGTGTTGAGTCTGTAGAGGCTGAGCTTAGTGACAAGGCCTCAACAGGTTATGTGGATAGTGTGAAAGCTACCGTTGATGAGCAGGGTGATTTGATCAATGCAAATACTGAGCGATTAAGCGGAGTCTATGCAAAAGTTACCCCACTAACCGCAGACAGTACTTCACTAACTGCGGACAGCTCATCAACAGAGGCTGGGTCATGGTCATTACAATCAGCAGCAGCTGAAGGTGATTTGGCACTAAGTAAGCGTATTGATATTACTCAGGCTCAGGTAGATGAAAATAAGGCAACTATTGCTTCTGAGTCTACTGCACGAGTCAATGCTGACAGTGCTCTTGGACAACGTATTGATACTGTTCAGACGCAGTTTGACAGTAACAAAGCAACCGTTCAAAGCCAGATCAAAACGCTAACAGATAGTCAGTCTTCGCAAGCGAGTCGAATTGATGTCGTTCAAGCCTCCGCTTCATCTGCAAATTTAGCAGCGGGTAATGCACAATTAACAGCTAATGATGCCTTGGATAAGGCAAATACAGCGAACACTAATTTGGCGACTGTTCAACAAAAAGTGAATGCGGTTACGGATGCTCAGAGTGCTACTGCTGAAAAAGTTGACACAATTCAGACAACTGTTGATGGACATACAGCATCGATTCAAGAGGTCTCTGAAAGTGTAGACGGTGTCTATGCAGAACAGTTCTTGAAGTTTGATGTGAATGGACATGTCTCAGGACATGGATCAATGAATGATGGTACGACTTCAACTTTCATATTCAATTATGATGCAATTCAGTTTGGTACGCCTGTCGGTGTTGATGGTGTAGAACCTAAACCATTAATGACATTACAGAATACGCCTGTGACTTTGCCAAACGGTACTGTTATTCCGCGTGGATTGTATGTCGACAATGGTAGTTTTGGATATATCAATGCGAATAGGATCTGGGCAGAAAATCTAAGTGCTATTAGTGCTGATTTGGGTGATATTGAAGTTGATAATGCTCACATTAAAAACGGAGCAGTAGATACTTTAAAAATTCAAGATGAAGCAGTCACTGTCCCTTCTGGAGTAATTAATCAATCAGAGCGTAAGTTTTATTTTGCTGTTTCTAATTCAATGGCGGGTTCGGTTGCCTATACACAAGACCTAGTGACTCTTAATGTAGAAACCCAAGGAGGCAAGCTAAGGATTGATGGATCGTTTGTGTTTGATTGTAAGGTCAGACTTACACAATATCCATCCTCCTACGACATTTTGAAATGTGTGACATTGGCTTGTCGGGTATTAGTAAATGGTACTGTTGCATACACTCAGGAAATTTACCCAACATTTTATGATGGGAATAGTACAATCCGCTTTATCGGGGTTACAGCAACGCCAGTTTATATCTTACCTGCATCCACTGGTACAAAAACTATAGTGCTTCAGCTGGCATATATCACAAAATACTCCAATATTTATTATGGTTCATTTGTAGCTCAAGGTGGCTTTGCCGAAGCTCCTACAATAATCACCATGTCATCTTTATCAACATTGGAGCTTAAAAAGTGACGGTATTAGTTTCAAAGAATGGTGAAGTTATTGGACATATTTTTGGTAATGAAGAGATGATCAAGCTGAATACTCCGGAGGGGTGTGTAGCTTTAGATGATCCTCCTTATCCAAATATGTTTTATCAGGGTGGGTGGGTAGAGATGCCTGCTCAACCCTCGCCATATCATATCTTCGATTATGAAACTAAGAAGTGGGTCGATAATCGATCTTTAGAAGATGTGAAAAGGCACAAATGGGAACAAATCAAACAGATTCGGGATCAGTATGAGTTTGGCGGTTTTGAGTTTGAAAATAAGCTTTATGATTCAGACCATAATTCTCAATTAAGAATTGCTACTGCTGCTTTGCTCGGCGTATCAGTTGAGTGGACTTTAAAAGACAATTCAGTTGTTAATCTTAGTCCTGATCAATTGATTGACTTAAAAACAGCACTTGCAGTGCACATTAATAACATTCATGAAAGAGGGCGTATTGCACGACAGAAAATTGAAACTGCTTTGACATATGAAGAAATTGAAGCAGTAAATTTTTAATTTAGAAATTTCTTAGATAGCACCCAATTCGGGTGCTTTTTTATTGCCGAAATTAGGAGGGAGGCATGTCAGATACAGAAAGCTATGGTATCCGCTTAGAAAAGAAAGTGGATGATATTCGGCAAGAGGTTAAGTCGCTATCAGAGAGCTTAATTCAGTTAAAAGCTATTAATGAACACCAAAAAGCCCAAAGTGAAGAGAATGCAAGAAAGATTGAGAAGCTAGAGTCAGGCGCTCAGAAAACTGAAGGTGCTATTACTTTTCTTAAGTTCTTCGGTGGTTTTGCACTTACTGGGATGATCACCTTTTGTACTTGGATTGTTTCAAATAACCAAGCTTTGCATCAGCGTATTTCAGACACCAATCAAAAGGTTGCAGTCATTGAATCAAAAATTGCATTTAGGGGCACTCCATGAACAGTGAAAATACTCGCGCATATCTAGCTTTCGCATTAGTGGGACTGATGTTTGTTTTAGTGATTGCTTTATTTTTTGTGGATATGCCCCGTGAAAATAGTAATCTGATTAATACAGCATTGGGTTTTATTGCAGGGGCTATGACAACTGCATGTGGCTTTTATTTTGGTAGCTCTGAGTTAGAGAAAAAGAAAGGTGAATCCAATGACAACTAAACCATTCTTCGATGCTGCCCGAGTTATTGCAGGCGGCAAGCTTACACAGGCGCAAGTAGACGATCTAAATAAAGTGGTCGATAAACTTGCACCTGGTGGAAAAACTACAAGTGATATTGGTGTAGATCTAATCTCAGGATTTGAAGGCACACGATTCACAGCTTATGACGATGGTGTGGGAGTCTGGACCATTGGCACTGGCACCACAGTTTATCCAAATGGCGTGAAAGTCAAGAAGGGCGATACTTGCACACCTGAGCAAGCAAAAGTCTACTTTAAACACGACTTAGCTAAATTTGAAAAGACTGTAAATGAATCTGTGACAGTGCCGCTAAATCAAAATCAATTTGATGCTTTGGTATCGCTGACTTACAACATTGGTTCAGGTGCTTTTAAGAATTCAACCTTATTAAAAAAACTGAATAAAGGTGACTATCAAGGTGCTGCTGATCAGTTCCTTGCATGGAACAAAGCAGGTGGAAAAGTTATGAAAGGTCTAGTTCGTCGCCGAGAAGCAGAGCGAGCACTCTTTTTAAAGAAGTAACTTATATGTGTAAGCGTACCAAAGTTGCATCGATCATCACATTGCTGTGTCTCCTTTTCTCAGGTTGCACAGCTCACACTATTAATAGTAATGTGAATGTCTCGATTTGTGTAAGGGCTTTGTGATGTCGCAAGTCATGATCATGGTTTCGGAAGCGGGCAAGATGGAGAATACTTGCAATCTACCCGCTGATTTAGATAAGAACGGGAATGTTCTTAAAATCTATGACTATTCATTAAAAGAGTTGCCGATTAATTTGGATGGCACCGTGACTTACAACGGTAAAAGATGGACCTTTGATAAGAAGCAAAATTAGGTCAAAAACCTGTGGATAAAAAGCGCATTACGCCAAATATACGCCAAAATATAGTTAAGTTATTGATTTTATAAAATAGATTGGTGCGCTCGGCGGGGATCGAACCCACGACCCCAGGCTTCGGAAACCTGTACTCTATCCAACTGAGCTACGAGCGCATGTGTGGGGCACATCATAGGAAAAAAACACTTGCAGGTAAAGCACGAAATACGTACCAAGTGAATTTAATGCTTAATTAAACAGCAGCTTGTTATGTTTTAGTTCTTTTGCTGAATGAGCTGAATTGAATAATTAATAGAGTGAAGCGTATGTGCGAGCTCATGAGGGGGAATCCTTGACTCTTGCAAACTGGTAATCCATTGCATTTGGCACATTTTTAGTTCTTGAAGATTTTTAATTTGTTCTATTTTTTGAATAAGTGGTTTGGCCATAAGCCCACAGTATTGGCTTAAGCTTTGTTTCATTAATAGTTGTATTTCTTCAAAAGTAAGTTGTTGAACAGGAATTGGTGGCTGAGTATTTTCAATATTTGAAGAATGGCATGATGGTTCTAGAGAAACTTTAATTTCTCTAGTCAGATCGGTACTTTCATTTTCATCTATGGTGCTTTTTTGTTGCGCTTTTACTTCTAAACTCGTGGTAGGTGATTCTGAGAGAGGTATTTGTTCAGCAAATTCTGAATCGTTTTCGCTAATAGGGGCAATAAGCTTTAAGTCAATAAGTTGTTGAATGAGTTCTGGTGGAGCAATGCGTTTTTTAAACTCGGTATTGAGAGTTTGAAAATCTTCATGATCAATTAATAGAAGTAAACGTCTTTGTTTGGCATTTAAAGCAATATTACGTTGTTGAAGCGCGACTCTTCCCAAATTGGTTCGATAAAAACCAGCCAT